TGTGATAATAGTCCAAATAGTAAAAACAATGCCAAGAATGGTCAACCAGGTCAGGTCAATACATCAGAATCCTCAAGTGTTACGACAGCCGTCGATGCAAACGGTAACTTTAATGGATTTGCGAACGCTGAAGGAGCTAAGATATTAGCACAAACTTCAGGCCAGACGTATGGTCTCTTTGAAACAAATCCTGGCGGACAAGGTAAAGGTCTATTTGGATCCGGTATAGGGTTTTAACCTAATCTTTTATCCTCGACGATCTCCGCCTCAATAGGCTTAGCTTTATCTGTAAGCATTTTAAAAATCTCTTCTCTTGTTGCAAGTTGTTTATGCTCAATATTGTTTTGTTGAAGCTCTTTCTTTGAAGCTATATCCATTTCCTTAAGCTTAACTGAGGTATTTGATCGCTTATCGGCAATAGTGAGTTGATTAAGAGAATCAATGGCTGAAGAAGCAGCTTTAATCAACCCTGCTAAAGCTTCAACATCTTCAGCATTAGGAGCTGAAATGATAAAATCTTTAACCGTGGATACCATTTCCAAGGCGTCTTGAACAAGAGTAGCCCCGTTTTCTATAGTAAATTTTTCAAGCTCTTCTTTCGTAATAAGGTCACGCTCTTTTTTTACTTCTTTTACCTTTACATTAACCGCTTGAAGCTGATCGAGTAATGTTCCTACTTCATCATTTATTTCTTCATCCATACTGTAGATATACTTATTCAGGGTTGATTTTAATTAAAGGTGTAGTATTATCAGGTATATGGATCCTAATATTCAATATCTCCCTATCTTAAAATTTGAAAAGACACATGAGCTTGCTAAGCTACCTAGCAAGAATCATGAATCAGATACCGGGTATGATGTCTATAGTATAGAAGATGTTACAATACCAGCAAGAGGTAGTGCTATTGTCAACGTTGGACTTAAATTTGCATATATCCCTGAAGGGTATTGGGTAGAACCAAGATCACGCTCTGGTCTTTGGTTTAAACATAAAGTAAGAGCATTTAACGGTACAATCGATTCAGGTTATCGAGGAGATGCTGGTATTTCATTGATTAATGAATCAGATACTGATTACCTGGTTAAACAAGGTGACCGTATAGCGCAATTTGCTATATTTATTAATATTAACATGCCTGTTGAATGGGGTAAAAGTATAGCCTCTGATAGAGGTGAAAAGGGCTTTGGTTCCAGCGGTAAATAAACCCTAGACTAAAACCCTAGTCCAAGATAAATAATCTATGTGATTATATATAGAACAAAATTTATCTTAAAAGATAATAAAATATTCTACTATGTCGGTAAAGATGTAAAAAACAATAAAAAATATCTTGGCTCAGGTAAATTAATTCCTTGGTTTAAACGAAATAGTATTTATATACAAAAAATAATAATTGATACAGCCAGTACAAAAAACGAACTTACATTGAAGGAAAATTATTGGCTTAACCAGCTCGATTGCTGTAATAATCAAAATTATCTTAATATAAACGGATATAGCTCAGGCGGACAAATAATTAAAAATTATGATAAGTGGAAATTATCTTTAAAGTTAGCAGTACCTAAGCGTGTTGAAAGCTATAAGCGTTCGTGCGCTAAAAGAACAAAAGAAGAAAAATTAATTTTATCAAAAAAGTTATCTGAAGCAAACAAGCGATACCAAAAAAATATGACAGTAGATATAAGAAAAGCTAGAAAAATAAAAGAACTTGAAACAAAGTCTAAGAGAACAACTCCTCAGAGGAACCATGAATCTCGTCTTAAGAGTACAGCTTCAAAAAAAACCTGGGAAGTAAGAAAAGCTAATAATAAGGATATGAAAGAATATTCCGAGAAAGTATCGTGTGGAGTTAAGAGATATAAAGCGAGTGAAACAGCCGAATTAAAATTTAAGCGGCAGTATTTATATCAGCAAAGTATGTATAGAAGAACAGGTTTACTAGAGTATAGGGGTATCGTCTTAGATTTACTAAATCAAAATAAAGATTCATACGATATTTACAGGTATATGAAAGAAAACACTTCCTTACATGTTTATCATGTCGGTATTAAAAAATTTATTGAATTTGTCAAATTACGGTATACAATATAAATTTATAATATGAGCTACAACTTCAATAATATTTGGTGCGAAAAGTATCGCCCTCATTCTCTCGATGATCTAGTATGTACACCTTTTATAAAAGATGCTTTAGTTTCCTTTAAGAATAAAGAAGAGATTCCTAATCTTCTTTTTATTGGAGCTGCAGGTATTGGTAAGACATCAGTTGCAAAGATTATTGTAAATAATCTTCTTGAGTGTCAATATCTATACATTAATGCATCAGATGAAAATGGTATCGATACAATTAGACATAAAGTAGTAAATTTTGCTCAAACCATGAGTATTGATGGTAAGATTAAGGTTATTATTCTCGATGAGTGTGATGGTCTTTCAATTGATGCACAACGTGCTCTAAGAAATACAATGGAAGAATTTGCAGGTATTACACGCTTTATTCTTACTGCGAATTACAAATATAAGATAATATCAGCTCTTCAAAGTAGATGTCAAGGCTTTGATTTGACGCCGCCTATTGATTTAGCTGTAAAGCGTTGCGCGAGTATCTTAAAGAAAGAAAATATTATTGTACCTGATGATCAGCGAGTAAAACTTGTTGAGTTTATTAAAGGTACATATCCAGATCTACGTAAATGCATTAACGAATTACAAAAATTTTCGTCATCAGGTACACTCGTATTAAGGGACACAAAGAATAATAAAGTCCTTGAACTTATCTTTAATGAAATAAAAAAGAAAAACGTTGAATCACTTCGCAGAGCTTTAATTGAAAGCGAGCAAACATTCAACACCGATTATACACTACTACTCCGAAATTTATTTAACTTTATAGATGAAACGGAAGAAAACGCTGATATAAAACGTTTTTATCTCCTTACAATATCAGAATATCTATATAGAGATGCGTTTGTTGCTGATAAGGAAATTAACTGCTATGCTTGCTTAATTCAGTTATCTGAAATTAAGTTTTAGGAAGATAATTTGCTGTATAAGAACCGGGATCTTTATGACCAACAGCCGGTGAAGCAGGGATCTTAACATTTATGTTTTTGAGTGAAGATTCTGTTGGTGCTAGTTTTTTATTACCTGTATCTGCTGTACGCGTACGAGCCGGTGAATAGAAAGGAACTTCTTCAGCTTCATCTTTTACGACTTCTGGCTTAATTTTAATCTTATTGTCGTATTTATTCCTATCTGGCACTTCTTCTAATCCGGGTACGGTGTCGATTTTTATAATCATACCGACATGGACAATACAAGTCCTGTAAATTCTTCCACCGCCTTCGTCGAGCCCTACCTCAACTGTAAAATCCGGGCCTGTATCATCAGCATTACCCACGCCCATGACAGCAGGGTATTTGTTTATAACATTGGTAACTCTTAGAGTGCGACCGTCCTTTATTAACTCTTCAATATTTTTTCTGAGTTCATCAGATTGTGTACTAATAAAATTATGCTTAATAGCATTTGGTTTAAACGAAACAATATCACCCTGAAGAAAACCACCATGGTTATAACGGGTTAACCAACTTTCATAGAGCTTTAAAAAACGCTTTTTCATGTACTATTATTTATTGTTCAAGGTGTAATAAACCAATCATTGAAACCTTTTTAAATAGATAAATATATACGTGGCATCTATTAAATTAAATTCGTTAATACAGAAACCCACTAAATCAAATGCCGGTTACGTATATAACGACCTACATCTTGATTTTACACCAGTGTTTTATAGTCCGCCGTACGGATCTTACACGCAAAATAACGAACTATTACATCCGCAAGAAATAGTCGATATCGTAGCTGATTATGATCTTGGTGCAATAGCAAATTCTATTAAAAATATTTTTTTAACAATTCCAGGTCAAAAGATTCTTAATCCACTATTTGGATTAAATTTAATGCAGTATGTCTTCGAAGCCTGCACTGAAGATATGGCAAATGTCATTGGTAACGAGATTGTAAAAGGTATTACAACGTTTGAACCGAGAATATCTCTTATTAATATTAATGTTGTAGCACAGCCAGACTCGCAACAATACAGTGTAACTATTACTTTTAGAGTACCTGCTATCGGTACATCTAGCTTCTCCCTGAACGGTGTATTAAGTACTTCAGGATTCATCTATACCTCAATATAATATATGGCATCACCTAATAACAATCAGTTTAACGACTTTAATTTACCAATTAATGGTTACGCGGCATTTGATGCCTTAAGTTTAAAGAATCTTATTATTACAAGATTAAATTCAAGTAATTCGTATACAGATCAACGCTACGAAGGAAGCAATCTATCCTCTATTATTGATATTATT